GATGGGTCAAATGTTTTATCATCTAACCTTTTTTGCAGTTCCTGTATTGTAGCCATTATTCAATTGTCCCCAATATCTGTTCTTGGTTTTGTGCAATATTTGCTTGTAGATTTTGGTTTGCTCTTTGAGCATAAATACTTCTAATATAAGGCATTTGTTCAAAAGTTAATAAAAAATCTTCATTACCGCCAGCTTCAATATAATTTTTAGATAATCTTAAAAACTGTGCCTCTAAATCTTTTGCAAGGTTTCTATAAGATGATTTAACTTCTTTCTCACCAGTAAATAGACCCATGATTTTTGTTGCTTGTTCCGCATCTTGTACGTCAGCTCTAGTCAATCTATCCTCTGATTTGTTTGCATTGGCAAGAATATATTTCATACGTACTTCAATAAGTCTCGCTCTAGTAATGTTATCTAATTCACCACCTGTTGTTTTAGCACCATCCATGATACCTCTGATTTCTTTTTTGTAATCATCAACTAACTCTTGTGTTTCTTCTCTTTCATCTTTTGTTGAAGCAACAACATTTCCTGCATCATCTATCTTATCAGCTGTAATTAAATCTATAATTTCAGCATCTGCATTTGAACTTGCTGATCCTATATCACCAATGCCGAGTAATTCAAAAGTATCTCCTATCGCACCTGTTAATTTTTCAAAACCTAATTTACCTTTTGCTGTTAAACCAAAAGATTCTTTTGGAAGCTGATCAACTATTTGTGTAAATTTATATCCTTGTTCAATACTAGATAATTGTTTTCTCATTTTATCTAATCTTGCTGGTGAAACTTTTACAGGTGTGTATTCAGTATACTTCATAGGTACAGCCATAGTGCCTGAACCATCAGGTGTAGGTACAAACATTACATCTAAACCTGTTTTCTTATCAGTTCCAATCTGTACAGTTCTTGCACCGAAAGGTAGACTTGGATCTCTAACTACAACAGTTCTTCTTTCTTTATCAGCTGCAATTCCTAATGTTCCTTGTTTTTCTTTTGCTTTTAAAAATGCAACAGCTAAATCTTTTCTTCTATCTTGTTCTTTTGCAAATAAAGCTAATGCAGTATCAACAGTTCCTGACCCTGCTTGTCCAGCAACATCTAAAAATCCTCTTACACCTGTTTGTGCTGTCTTACCTGACATCAAGCCAGATGCTAATTTTAATAACAACAAGTTGCTTGTTTGATCATTACCACCTGTAAGATTTGTAATTCTATTGTAGAAAGCGTTAAACTCATCAGCCTCTTTACTTTTAGCCATTTTGTTTTTAATGATAGCTCCTTTATCAGCATCTTTTTGTTGTTTATCTGCTAAAAATTGAATTTCACCTTCACTTAAATCTGTTTCTTTGTTAATTTTAGGCAAAGCTCCTTCGTTTGTAATGTTTGCCCCTCCTGTAATTGTATTATCAAATTTAAACACATCAGAGATTTGATCTATTGTAGCTGTAGGAGTTGTTCCTGCTTCTTGTTCTGCTTTGTAAGCTTCATCTAATTTTTCTTGAGCAATCTTCTTGTAATCTGGAGACCCTATAACAACTTCTTTACCATCAATAACTGTTACTTTACCAATATTTGCTTTGTCTGATTTAACCGCATCTAATACATCTTTAACTTTAAATGTTACTGGTTCTCCTAACACTTGTTCTTCTGCAGGAGATTTATCACCTAAAACAAGACCTGTACCTATTCCACCTAGACCAACTGCTGTTGTTCCTTTTGGAATTCTTTGTGTAAATTCTTTACCTGTTGTTCTCATAGCCTCAGCTGTTTTAGGCATTTTAGATTTTAAAGTTCTTTGTGAACCTGCAAGCCTTAAACCTTTTGCAGCAAAAGGAGTACCTAAAGCTAGACTTCCAAGACCCATAGCTATTTGTCCTATGTCTCCTTCTTTTGTACCTTGCATGATATCTCCAACACCTTGACCACCAAGTAATAAACCAGATCCTAATTCTGTGCTTCCTGATGCACCTGGAAATTTTTTAGCTCCTCTAGCCATTAATCCTTGAAGACCTGTACCTGAAGTTCCTTTTCCTAGTCCTGCACCTGTAGTACCTAAAGCTCTTTGATAACCCATAGGTATACCTTGGGCTGCTCTCGCCGCTCTTATTCCTCTAAGAGTACGATAGCCCATCATACCTGCACGACCTATATTAGCTAAACCTGCTAGTGCTGCTGGAATTCCAAACATTAATGGCATTATTTAGAACCTCCTATTCGCCATATTATAAGCAGCGTATGCACCAATTCCTGTTCCTGCGGCTTGAGCTAATGGATTAGTTCCTGGTGCCGTGGTTGCTGTAACGGCTGATTGTGAAGTTGGTAAGTTAGTCATAATACCTTTTAAGAATTCTAGTCTTTGATAAGGTTCATACTCTCTTGCCATTGTCGTTGCTCTTTGTGCATCAAGTGCTTGTTGACCTAACGCTCTTTGAACACCCCCTGCTTGTAATAAACTTGCTATGTCAGCTTGTTGCATTGCTTGTTGCTGACCACCTAAAGCACCAAGAAGCTGTCCACCAGCTTGTTGAATACCTTGTTGTTGAGCAGCCAAACCTGCAGCACTTTGAAAACCTTGTGCTAAAGACTGACCAATGTTGGCTTGAGTTGCTCTTTGTAATTCTGCTCTTTGTATACCTTCTCTCGCACCACCAAATGCACCTGCACCGACAGCTTGAGCTGATAATTGGTTTTGTGCCATTTGACCTTGTCTTGCGATCTCATCAGTTACATATTGTTGATAAGGATTTAAAAATTGATTAATGTTTGGTCCTTGCATGGATCCAAGAACACCTCCGATACCTGCAGTAGTTGCTGCTTGTCCTACACCTGTTGTTCCTGCTTGTTGAAATCCAGTTTGTTCTAAAGCTGATGGTCCTGCAACTTGAAACGCAGGTATACCTACAGGCTTTTCTGCAAGTTTAGCAGCTTGATCGTAGAGTGCGAGTTTTCGGCTTTCTACTTCTGGTGCTTCTCTAGCTATCGATACTTGTGTTCCTGAAGTGGCTCCGCCTCCGCCTCCGCCACCTCCGCCTCCGAAGATGAAACTCATATTAAATTAACTCCTTTGTATATAAATATCTTTTTACTTTCCATTGCTTACCTTCTAAAAACTTTTGCCATCCAGGTCTTGCATGCACTGCTATTCTTTTGCAATCGTTTTGTATTGCAACATTCTCTATAGTTTCTGCAGCTTCGTCCTGCCATAGCTCTCTTTTTTCTCCTTTTAATAAAATGACTTCACATTGTTTAAAGTTTGGTAACTCTACTACTCTTGTAACAAAGACACCAAATACTTTGTACTTTATGCCGTCATCGGAACCAAACATTATAAATAATTGAAAGGCTCCTTTTTTTAATCCTTCGTGAAGATCTGTAATATCCATGGGGTCACCATCATATTTCAAACCCTCCCTCAACATAAACTCAACAAGATTCCAATACTCATCAAGTTTTTTTGGCTCGATGTATAATACACCAACCTCTTTTCTAATTCGTTTCTTTTCTGGCCGCATCTAATAAATCAAATATTCTTTTAAATTTAGCTTGCTGACCATAAAAGAAAGCAGCTCCTTTTTTTCTCATATCTTTGTAACTACTAGGGTTAGCACCTTCCATAATTCCAGCACCTAAAATAGCATCAGCTCTAGATACAAATTCACCATCAGCTAATTGAGCTAACATTGTGTCTTCGTCTTTATCTCCATTGCCTGACCCATCTTCTACATACCCTTCTGCTCTCACATAATTGTTGTAATCTTTTTCATCATGATCTGTTTTTGATGGTAAATAGTTTATACCACCTGTATTAAATTTTTTAACTTCTGCTATTCCACCTTTGTGAAAAGTAAATAATGAATTTCCTTGTTGATATGAGTAAGGCGATATACCTGCAGCCTCTCCCTCATAGTCGTAAGTATCTAAAATATTTGCTAATGCTTTATCTGCTTTTTCTTTTGCAGCTTTATAGTCTTCAGGTCTTGTACCCTCTGGCATTTCTACATCTTCATCTTCACCTAGTAAACTTGTTGCTGCTAAAGTTAAACCTAATTTTTCTCCTGTGCCTAATCCTCTAAAGCCAGATCCTTTGGTGACTTCTCCTGTAACTTCATTTGTAACTGTCGGTTCACCTATTAATCCTTTTATTCCTTCTCCCATAGATCCTGGAAGAGCTTGAAACTGTTGTGTTACTGTAGGCATTTGCCCTGGAAGAATTGTTCCTGATCCTGGAAGAAAATTACCTGACATTCCAGGTAATGATGTTGAACCGAAGGCTTGCATACCAGGTACTCCTGCCATACCACCTAACTGACCTATACCACCTGCTATGGCAGCGTCTCTTAACGACCGTTTAGTTGATTTACCTCTTAGTTTTTGTATACCAAAGGTTGCAAGTGCTATTGTTACTGGATCCATAATAATAATTTTAACTAGTTATTATGGTATTTTAACTTATATAGAGCTATTCTTCAATATCAGTCAACTTTATAGAATTCGTCTTTGACTTTGCCTGAATACTTATATTCACCGATATGGCTTATTTCTTCATCACATAAAGCATGAATTTTACCACCTATTGATGTCCATAATTTACAAAAATAGAAATCTTCACCCATGTACGTTTTATTTTTTGGACTCCAATAAGTGTCAAAAAAGTTATAATAGTTAGGTCTATCTATAAGCTCTCCATTGACTAATGTCTTTTGACTTATAATTAATTCCTTATAATGCTCTTTCAATTTATCAAATGCTGATCTTTTAATCATCATCATACCTGTAGGTCCTTTAGACACTTCTATAAAACCATCTTTAGGTCTTATGTCATTTATATCTGGTATTTCTATAGGAAACAAATGTCCCATACTGTGAATACTATCATCAGGTCTTGTTTCAAAATCTTTTCTAAATTTAGCATCTGTCTTTTGTTTCATTGGATAAGGTATTAAAGATACTTCGTGAGGTGATTTGAATAATCTATAAACCGATCTTGTACTAAACTCAATATCAGAATCTATAAATAACATCTGATCTGCATCAGAATTCATAAACGCAGAGGCACACAAATTTCTACCCTGTGTAACTAATGAAGATTTCATTAGTTGAAATGTAATTTTTGTTTTATTTAAAATACATTCTTTTTGTAAATCTAAACAAGCTTTCATATAATGTATAGAAACATCAGAATGCACAGGAGTGCAGACCATCATATGATTTTTATTTATTTCGTTGGACATGAATTACTCCTCTTAAAAAACTTTCCCAATTTTTAGCAGTGTTTCGCCAATCATAAAATCTTTTATAATATTCTTGTTGAAATTTAAATACATTAGTTAAATCGTTTTGTAATATCTTTTTTGCTTCGACACAACATTCAGCTACTTGTTGGGCTAATTTAGCTTTATCTCTTGTGAAAGGAATATAGATAGGAAACTCTGCACAGGTTTCAAACAATGCACCGAGATCCGTGGTTATTAATAATTGACCAGCTGCTAATGATTCCATAGCTGATATACAAAATGTTTCTTCCCATATGCTAGGAAAACAATTTACGTCATATTCTTTTAATTTTCCCATTAAGGTTTTATGATCACAGTAACCCATGTAATTAACATTAGGTAAATCTTTTGCTTTTTGATAAAGGTCTAAATATTCTTTATCGTTATGATTATGAAACTGTTTTCCATAAATAATCGTGCTTGAATAAACATCTAAAGTAATATCTGGATCTCTATCTTTTAATGAGTCCATCGCTGCTAAAGCGACTTCTAAGCCTCTCCAAGGTGTTGAGATGTAACACATCTTTAATTTTTTCTTAGGTGTAAAATCTGTTTTTAATTGTAATTCTTCATAGTCAATTCCATTTTTTATAACTGTACATTTATCTTCAGGAATTCCAAAAAACATACGATATTTTTCATAGCTCCAATGACTATTAAAAACATACCAATCATATTTAGAATGATTTTCTTTATTTTGAAACCAAGGGGCTAGGTTAGGTTGGTCATAAGAATTTTTTAACCAGAGTATATTTGCTCTTATGGGATCTAAAGGTTCTTTTTCTGGTATAGATGTAGTTATCTGTACTGAATCAAGTATACCTTGATTCGCATACTTTTTTAAATAAGCTAATTGTAATTCGGTTCCACCTGCTGGTTGCATTATGATTTGGTTTTACCAAATACTGTAAGAGATGCAACTGTTATTTTTTGGTTAATTTGAAGATCATCAGCAACAGTATCAGTATTGGAATCAGCAACATCATTATCAAAATCAGTTTTGCTAGCATATACCTTACCTGTTCTTTTGTTTTTTATTTCCTCTTCCGCTTTTGCTGGAACTACAGGAACTTCTTCGCCGTTAATAATTACTGTTTTTTGTGTCATTATCGTCCTTGTCGATTGTATTTTTTATAACATCTTTTTTCACTTTTGTTAAGTCTCTTCTTGTGACGACGTGGCCGCTTACGAGGTTTTGGTCTTGGTATAAAATTTACAAATTTACGTTTAGCCATTTTCTTGAGATCTATCTATGAGTGCATAAGTAATAGCACCTTGAATTTTACTGCTTCCTGTAGCTGCTGTAACTGTAACTGCATCACCTGCCTCAAGATTTAAAGTTTGTGGTGTAGCATTAACTTGTGTTTTTGCTGGGACATCATCTCTAAAAAACTCATACTCAGCACTAGAATCAGAAGAATCTACTAAATTCATATTAACTAAAATAGCTGATGAGGCGTCGTTGTTAGCAACATAAATACTTTTAATAATAATTGTTGCATTAGCAGGACATGTGAGTGCAGTTGTCTTACTTGTATCGGTCTGTTTAAAACCTTGATTTTTATATTGTATGGTCATGATAAAAAATAATTAAATGTTTCAGTTTCATTTTTTTGTTCTCTTTGATAAGTAGTGTTCAATTGGTTTTGTAATTGTTCTAAAGCTAAGTTAATTTGTCTAAAACTTTCACTTGAAAATTCTTTTGGTGGTTCAGGTAAAAATACTTGTACTTTAGCCATTATCTTCTACCATCAGGTTGTATATCAAATCTAAATTGACCAAATCTCCAGCTTTCATTTGTGCTATCATTTTCTATTTTTACAGCAGCTAATCTAGCTCTTGCTCTTGTGTCAACTTTATCTGTAGTTGACGTTACTGTAAAGGGGCCAAGTGGTGATCCCTGTTGTATATTAGCTGGATAATCTCTTAATTCTAAAGTAACTTTACAGTTACCATTTAAATATTTAAAGTCAGGTATAAACCTTCTTACTTTTATAAAGTATTCACCATCACCCTGTGCGTCTAAATCAAAGTCACCTGATTTAATAAATGCAGATATAGCATTTGTTGTTCCATTAGCTAAAACTTCATTTGTACCTTTTTCATGATCAAAAACTCTTGAGGCACCATTTGATACTCCTTGAACTGTAGGGGTGTTTGGAGCAAGACTAGCTGTAAATTCAGTTGCTATAGGATCTGCAAATACATGGCTATCCTCATACGTTGTTCTTGCTAAAGTTCCAGTAGTCCATGTTTGTTCAGCATAATTGTAAGTAACTACTCGATCTACATAGCTTGAACTTGCGCTTGCATAAAACCATGATATCTCAGAAAATAAACTATTGTGAGATCCACATGTAAGCTCAGAACCGTTTGCAAAATTAAAACCTGGCGTATTATTATTTGTTTGAAATACAAAATCTTCTACAAGTGAACCAAGTGATTTAACAGTTCCATCGAATACAAAAAACCCACCTGAATCTGACATCCAATAAACTGCACCATTTGCATAAACAATAGCGTGTTGACCGACACACCCACAGTTAGATCCCACTTGTCTTATACTAAATGTAAAAGGTGGCCCAACAAATTGCATTAAATAAGCTGAAGTATCAGTTAAAATAAGAATATAATCTTTTGCTTTTGCTGCGCCTACAATTTTAGTACCACTATCAATTCTAAAAGACCCTGCTGTATTTGTGGATGTCGCTGTATAATCTGTCAGTGATTCCTGATCCGAGAATCTTATAAACATTTTATCTTGTGTGGTAGGCGACCCTATTGTTGTTTCTGTACCTAAAATAATTAAGTGTCTGTCTCTATCTGAGACCATACTCATTACAGATCTTGTAGGAGCATTTGTTACTATTGTTGCTCTGTTAGCAACACCTGAGTTTGGATCCCAAGAAAATGTTTCACCATTTTTAATAGTTGCTATTAACAATTCCCCATAATTATCTAATGACCATGAACCAGGATCTAGTATTGCATTTGATGTTGTTCTTGCAGTACCCCATGTAGAAGCACCATATAACCCTGTTCCCCATCCATATCCGTAGGCTTGTTGTAATGGACCTACTTTGTAATAAGGTTTTGAATCAAGTGTACCGTCGTTAGTGGCTCCTGTCCCTGTTTCTGCCGATGGCATTAATATTGTGAATGTAGTACTAGTAGGTGCTAATTGAACCTCAAACAATACATCATCAAAGTCTGTTGCTGTATATGCAGTTTGTCCAGCTGTGAAGGATCCAGCATTTTCAAATGTAAGTATGTCACCTGGTTCGAGGCCGTGGTTCGTGGGACTTGTAATTGTAACCGTTCTAGAACCGGTCGTGGTTGTAATATCACATCCTGTTTTTGCTAAGGATGGATTAAAAGGTGTGATGTCATGATAGTCATCGCCATCATAAACATACAAAATTTTGTTTGTGCCAAAAGCAATGTACCTTCTGCCATCTAGATCAGCCCAACTGTGCGACGCTCTTGCTGCGCCTATTAATTGTTTGTCCATAATCTCAGACCAACCACCGATCTTTTCAGGCATAGCATATCTGAATCTAACAAAGTCACCATCTACCCATTGGTTTTCAGCTCCTGAAGCAGAAGCTTGTTTATTAAATCCAGGTGCAAATTGTACTTTTGTTAATGGCATGGCAGTATTATACACCATTCTAGCTTAGACGCCAATTCCTCTATATTTACCACACGTTTAGAGTTTTCTTTTAAATATTGATGAAGTTCTTCAACATCAACAATAATAAACTGATCCTTTAAATCATATACTATTTTATCTGCTTTGGTTTTAAATGAACCACCTTTGGCTTGATTCTTTAATGGACGTAAATCAAATTTAAATTTTTGGTTATGTAAAATTCCTTCTATATCCCAAAGTTCTCTTTTTTTCTGATTAGGGGTAGCTTCTTTTGTAATAATTAATAACTTTTTAAAATCATTTAATGACATATGTAGAATAAGGCTCATTGCCTACTTTTCCCGTGAGAAAATAATTAGCTCCAAATACAATTCTATTTTCGTCATGTTCATTAGGAGTTGTACCATGCCTAAGATCACCAGGAAAAATAACTACATCTCCTTGTTGAGGTTGAATAGTCCATTGACTAGAATTGTGTTCATTATATTTTTTTATATCATATTCAAAGTAAAAAGATTCTTCAATTGCAGACCGATCTACGTAAAATGTTAAAGCTCCACTTTTTATTCTAGCATAAAATACAACACTAAATAAACAATTAGGATGTCGATGTTCATGGTGGCTACGTCCTTTTGTACAAAGAGATATCCAATCGTTAACTCTAATTAATTTATTAGTTATACCTAAAGCATTTTTTGCATAAGTATCTGACATTTTATCTATAAATTTTTTTACAGGTTCTAAAAATTTATCTTTAAACACATGAGTATTATTACTTACTAAAGCACCTTTGGTTCCTTGTTTAGTAGTTTGTTTGCAATATTGTTTTTTAATTAATTTGTTTATAAATTCATCTGATAAACTAAAATTTGTTTTATAGATCTTTATAGGAATTGCTTTTAAATTTAAAGAATATGTGTTTTTTATTTCCACCATGGGCCTGTCTCAAAAATAGTACATGATATTCTTTCACCTTTAGTAACAGGAGTTACTTTATGTAAAAAATAAGATGGAAATATTATCATACTACCTGGTTGATCAAACTCTTTCACATGATATGGTTTACCATCAAATAGTTTAAATACTCCTCCTTCATAAGGTTTTTCAGATAAATTAATTAATGTAGTCAATTTTAAAGTAAAATTTTGAGAATAAGGTTCTGCATCTACGTGCCATTTGTATTGACCGCGATTAGAAGCTCTGTATTTATTTTGAATAACATCGTCATAAATATTATCATAAATATCAAAACCAAATACTTTTCTATTTATCCATCTAATTGATTGTTTAATGTCTTTTATTTTTTGAATTTTACTATAAGCTGTTTGAGTAGCTACTGACGATTTTACAGTAGGTGCTTGTTTATAAAATGGCTGAGGAGTTTTATCAAACTCTTTATTAATCTTTTTAATTTGAGTTTTAGTTAAATAATCGTTCACATAATAGTAAGTAAATTTCATTAAAAATAGTTCCAATTTATGTTTATTCTTGCATTTTGGTTTGTAGTAGATGTGCTTGAATGAGGTTTAGAAGCATCAAATAATAATAATCTATTTTCCACTGAATCTATTTTAGTATCATCATCTAAAATAGTAGCTCCATCACAGGTATTAATAGAAAATAAAGCTGCTTTGTGTGGAAAGTTATAATCAATATGTGCTTTATGTTTTAATAACTTTGATGTAATTGGATATAAATTACATTTTATTCTTAATAGTGCTCTAGGATTTATTTTATCTATTAAAGGAAAAAGGATATCAAAATGTTTTGATTTTATAAAATGTGATCCTTCATAAAACATGTGGGTAAAATAACAAGATTTATCTTTTCTTTCAAATTCATTTATGTTTGGTTCGTAATGCCACGGAAAATCTGCATGCAGAATAGCATGTTTTAAATCTAAAAATTGGTGTCTTGGTAAGAAGTCATCTATTACTGTATACTTATCTTTAGCTAAAGCTATTTGTTTCTTTTTTTTATACATGTATTCACACCCCTAAACGTTTCCACCAACCAGTTAAGATATATTTATTTTGTTTTTTAGGAGGATAGCCTTTGTGAGTATGAGTCCAGGTTGCAGGCCAAATTAGAGTTAATCCTTTCTTAGGTTTTATCTTTAACTTTTGATCCCAGAAAGCTGTCTCTCCCCCACTATTTACCGTGTTTAAATAAGTCATAAAAACCAAATGTCTTTTATAAGTGGTTCTACTTCCACTATTTTCATTATGCCATATGTGATAACCCTCATTAGGTTTATATCTTTGTATCTTTGGCCATAATTCTAAATCCCAAGACTCTTGGCCTATGTCACAATATTTATATTTTTTTTTATATTTATTTAAACATTTTACTAGTTCAGAAATATATTCATCCCATAAAGTTGTTTCTTGCTGTCTAAATATTACCTCTGTAGTTTCTTTTAGTTTAGGATCATACACATCATCGTTGCCCTGAAAAAAAGTGCCTCTATATTTTGTATTATTATTTTCAAAATAATTTATTAACTCGTCACACAAGTTTTTATCTATGTAGCTTTTACCAATAAAGTCAGTCATTTATTCTAAAATCAAAGTTAACAACAGTTCTATAAGTAGATTCTACAGGTGAATTACCTGCGTGATATCTATCTCCATCAAAATAAAAAGCAGATCCTTTTTTAGGAGTGTTCTTTTTAGCTATAGTAAGTTTAGTTTTGTCATAAAAATTTGGATAATCTTTATTATGTTTTTCTTTAAACATAATAGTATCTCCGTCTGAATCATGTAAATAGTATATTAATGACTTATATTTATCTAAGTCTGCAAGGTCTACATGTGGATAATTATATTTTTTTAAAGTATGTCCTTTACAATAAAATGTACGTCTAATTCTAACTCTAAGTATTTCTGTAATTTTTACTTTTTCTTTTTCTGCAAAAGCGTCAAGAATAATTTTAAATCTCTCAAAGAAATCTGAGTTAGCTCCTTTGGGTTGAAAATACAAAGTATGAATCCACCCGTATGTTTCAGTGATATTTTTATGTTTTATAAATTTTTCGTTTCTGTCATAGATTACATTTCCATAAAAAAACCATGGAAACTCATCACTGTTGACTATGTTTTCTAAATAATCTTGTTGTTGTACAGATAATAAATTTTTAATTAATTTCATGAAATTTCCTTTTTTTCTCAGTAGCAGAATTAGGTAATCCTAAATGCTTTCTTGAGTCATAAAGAGTATCCGCACTTGATAGAGTGTAATGTAAAAATAATTGACCACATATTTGACCTTTAAATTGTTCTCTCCAGTGTGGTAATTCTGTACCTTGATATAAAACTGCATCCCCAGGTTTTAAAGTAATATCTGTTTTAATTCCCTTTTTATCTAACAAAAATATAGGCCATTTATCACCGCCTAAATTAATTGTTAAAGAAACAGCGCATGCTTTCCTATCTCTGTGTTTACGCAAATCATCTCCTTTTTTGTAAAGTCTTGCATAACTATAGCTTTCTGTAAGTTTTAATTTAGTTTCTTTTTCTACTTTCTTTTTTAAAAAAGCTATAAGATTATCCATAGCTGCATCTCCATAAATAGCAAATGTATTTGGACACATAGAATCACCTTTTCCTCCCCAATCTAAATTATAAGGAGATATTAAGTTCATATCCATCATGGTGTTAAATACTTTCTTTTTTAATTGTAAATATGAATATAGAAAATCAGCAAGTTGCTTATCTATTATTTGTTTTTGAATACAATAACCTCTATCTTTAAAAGACATCTAAATCTTTGCACCTTTTAATAATGTGTTGAGGTAATAGGTTTTTACTTTTTAATTTTCTTGGTTTACCTAAAGTTAATTTATGTAAAGGAATTTCTGGGCCACCTACATCTCTAAATATTTCATCGTTATATTTGACACCATTATTTTCAAATTGTCCATTCACTGTGTAATTAACTTTGCTGTATTTTAAATTTAAATATTTAAACACTTTTTTAATTTCTTTTTCAGGGTTTTTTATTAAGTTTTTATAATGTATTACAATATAATCTAATTTATTTTCTTTAAGGTATTTACATGCTGCAACAACTTTTCCCAATGATCCTGAAATACTCAACTTTTCAGCTGCAAAGTGTTCTATGTTTCTTCTTTCTTTAGGAATAAGAGATACAAATGAATTTAAACATTCATGTAAAGGTCTGTATAAAATTATATGTTTTTGTTTATTAGGAGCTATTGTGTCTAATAAAATTTGATTGCCTTGTGTGCCCCAAGGACCTCTAATTAAAATATTGTTTTGTTTCCAATGTTCAAAATAATTATCAAATATTTTTTTGTACATATTATCAAAAGATTGTTCGTCAGGAAAATTGTGAAAGTTTTCACCAGCTTTAATTCTATATAATTGGAGCAAGACATCAGGTAAAACAGAATTACCTGTCACTGCTATGTCTTTATGTTTATTAACTAAGTATCCAAAAAGAGTATTACCCGCTCTTGGCATACCATTAAAAAAAATATAATTTTTCATTTGAAAGGCCTTCCTAAGCACCACATAACTAAAGAATATCTTGTGCCTTTAGTAACAGGTGATACAGCGTGAAACTGAAAAGACGGAAAAACAACTAAAGACCCTTGTCTTTTTAGTTCTTTGGCTGTTAATTGAGTTATTTTAGTAGGGTCTTTTTTATGATCTAAAAATTTTAATTCTCCTCCTTTATATTCAGAGGAGTCATTTAAAGAAACTGTTACAGATAATTTTCTAATTTTACCATGGATATTTGGACTAGAGGGATCATCATATGGTTGAACACCACAATCTTGATGAAAACCATAAAATTGATTTTTTTTATAAATAGTGAATTGTATGTTTTCTGCCTTATCTATTTCAAAATTCCAACCTGCATTTTTATTAGCAGTGTTTACAAAAGGAATAACAGTATCAAAAATCCATTGATCTTTTAACCAAACAATGTTTGAATTCCTAAGTTTTTTTAAATCTTTTGATTGTTTTTTGGTAAGTTTTTTTCGAGTATCAATTGCAAAAGTACCGCCCCTTCTTTCGTCTTTTTTAGCTAATGCATGTTGTATAACGTCATTACAAAACGATTTAGGCAATGCTTTTTCAAAATACCAATATTTATACTGCAAATTCATGTTTTATCTCTGTATATAATAACTAGATCAATCGATCAAGCTAAAAGAAAAAACTATGCCGTTACCCAAGTAGAAGTATCAGCATTCCATATTAAAGCAGTACTATTACCGTTTTCATCTACTCTAGAAGTTCCATACCATCTTTGATTAGATTCATCCCATTCAATTGGAAACACATCAGTATCACCATATGCTGTTGAACTTGGGAAAGCAACTGGTGCTTGCCACTCATTATTGGAGTCTAAAGTCCAACTAGGAAATGTTTTAACATTTATAAATACATCTTTAGCTGAATCATATGTGCCGTCTATTTGAGCATAACGTTGTCTTTGTGAACCATCTTCCCAAGTTTCTTTGTGAGTAGGTCCTAATAAAGAATCCATAGACGCTTCCGTAGCATCATCATCGCATTGAACTACGTTGATAACAACATTATTTTCATCTAATTTAGCAAAATATTTCATTAAGCAAACGACGCCGTTCCTGTAACTGTAAAGTTAGCAATTTTATCACCGTTAGGTGCTGTTGATGTTGAATTAGTTCCAGGAGCTACTGTCCATGTGATATCAGATGGTCCTCTCAATACAACTCTTCCTGAACCTCCAGGGCCACCGTTACCTCCGTCAGCTCCAGCACCTCCGCCTCCGCCGCCTTGGCCGTTAGATCCTGCGCCTCCCGTTCCACCTTGAACTGAGCCGCCATTTCCGCCGCCTCCGCTGCCTCCTGTTCCTGGGTTTTGACCGTGAATATATCCACCGCCTCCGCCACCGCCAGCATAAGTTACTGATGCGCCTGTAATGTCTACTGCATATCCTTGTCCGCCGCCTCGAGTCGGATTGTTTTCTCCTACGTTGGCTGCTCCTCCGCCACCGCCTCGTGGACCCGATCCTCCTGCCGTTCCTTCAGCTGGAGTATATCCTCCTTGGTTTCCACCAGCAGGACCACCCTCTCCAGGGCCTCCTCCAGCAGATCCGCCATCTTGAGATTGTCCATTAGCTAAACCAGCTCCTCTCCCGCCACCAGTTGAGTTAAATGCTGAAACTAAATCCCCTCCTGACACTCCTGAGTTTGCACCTTTAGATGCAACTCCTGTAGAACCCCCCACTGTTATAGTGTAAGTGTTATCAGGATTCATAATGAAAGGTTCGCCTGAGTCTAAACTTCCGCCACCGAAAGAAGTTCTAAAACCTCCTCCGCCTCCACCAGCAGCATAGTTTTGGCCTCCACCGCCACCTGCAGCAAGAACCAAATAATCTATTTCAGTTCCGCCTCCGCCAGCTGTTAATCCAAATGCTCTTGAGCTTCCTGCTCCTATAGTTGCTAGTAATGGCATAGTCTTTCTCCTCCTATTTTATTACGCAAACTGTGTTAGAGAAGCTAAAACTGTAAATGCAGCGTCTCCTGTTTTAATAACAGTGTAAGAGTAAACATCAAGTGAGTTAGCATTTCCTGCAGATGGTGCAGAACCACCTTGCCATTCAGGAGTTACTCCTGATCCATCAACTTGTACAGCTGAATTGTAATATGCTGAACTACCTTGTTTTACTATGTGAGCTACTGTTATAGATTCTCCAGCGTCCATAATACTATTTAAAGAATTTGATCCATCACCTCTAATATTTAATGTCCAGTTTCCTGAAGCATCAGTAGTGAAGTTCCAAACTGCTTGTGTAATTACATCGTAGTTTACTGTTCCTGTAGCAGCCGTTGCTTCAGTCGTAACTTTTTCAGCAGTTTGTTGAATTTTTGCAGCACCTAAAGATACTCTTCCGACACCTTTTCCAGCAAAACTTAGATCAATGTTAGAATCACCACCTGTTGCAGTAACGCTTGGAGCGTTTCCTGTTGCAGCGTTAGTTACATCAATTTGGTTAACTGCCGATGCTGTAGTTTGGAATGTAATTTGTTCATTACCATTTTCGTCCTGTATTCCATGAGCATCATCAATTTTAATATTTTGTGAGTTAGTGTCTAGATCTCCACCAAGTTGCGGTGAAGTATCTTCTACGATATCTTTTAAGAAAAATACATCAACTGCATTTGTACCATCAACATAAATTATATGAGTTTTTCCCTCAACAAGCGTTACACCTGATCCACTGACAGTTTTAAAAGTTAATGAATTTCCTGATCTTGTAGTACCATCTACAACAATGTATGTTTTTTCTATTCCATCTGGAACAGTTACAACTCTAGTTCCTGCAAGAGTTCCTGTTAATTTAAGAACTGCATTTCTTGCATTTGATATTGTTGCGTTAGTCATCGCAAGAGCAACGTCTGATGACGCTACATCAATAGCTTCATAACCTGCAATTGCTTGTTGAACTAAGTTTAAATTTGTATTTGTTTTATCACCCCATGTACCAGCGTTTTCGCCAGTTACCATAAGTTCTAGTTTTAAATCTGTAGAATAACTTGATGCCATAATTTTAATCCTTTATTAAATACCTTAATTTTATTTCCATTATGCTGCCTTGTCAACAACCGTCCAAGTTGGAGCAGTTCCTGGATCTACAACAGCCCATGCGTTTAGTCCTATTATACCTGTTGAAAACGTACTTGTCACTCCTGTAGGTGATACTAATACACTTAATCCTGCTGTAGGAACACCCATTGTTGATTGTAATCTAATACCTGTAGGGCTAGCTATTGTATTAGGTGTAGCGTCTTCGTTTCCAAGAGAAACACTTATTTGCTGACCTGTTAAGGTTAAATCTGCATTTGCAGTTATAGATATCGTACCCGTTGTAGAATTTGCTTGATTTCCTGTAATGTCTGTATCTGGCGCAGGATCAACTGTTCCTTCATTTGCAGTCATTGACATATCAACAGTAGCTTGTCCCCAAGACTGAGAACCCCAACCAACACTCGCTCCCCATCCAGGAGTAAATGTGCTTGTTACTTGTACATCGATTGAAATATCAACATCTGTAATGAAAGTACCACCCCATTCAGTTGTTGATGCACCCCATTCATCTTGACCCCAAGTTTCTCTAACTCCTGAGTCAACTGATAGAGATTGTCCTGTTAATGAAACTGTTTCCCATATACCTTCTGCACCCCAAACTTCGACACCCCAATCATCTCTTCCCCAACCTTGTTCGTTTTGTGCTACTGCAGTTCCAAGACTTGCAGATAATTGTTGTCCTGTAGGAAAAGCATCAGTTCGATCAGCTAAACTTCCCTCTGAAATATTTAATGCACTTAAAGGGTTTTCACTTAAGAAAATTTCAGTTGCAGTTGTAATACTTACACTTGCTACAGTAGAATTAATTTGTTCACCTGTTTCAGCGATTTGTTGTCCAATTCTAGCTACAGGAGTAAAAGTTCCTCCCCATTTTATAAAAGGATCACCCCAAGTATTTTGTCCCCAAGTGTTTTGCTCACCAAAACCAAGAGATAAATCTAAACCAGTTAAAACAACTAAATTTCCACTTTCACCCCAATTTTCAGTTCCCCAAGTATCTGAACCCCAACCTTGGTTTGGAAAAGCTTCTACACTCCCTTGACTAGGTGTTAATTCAAAGCTTGAAGTAAGTACACTGACATTTGGCTGGTCTGACCAAGAGCCTGTATTCCAAGATAATGCTCCCCAAGTATTTTGAGTAATATCAAAAATACCACCCATGCCAATACCGTGTACATAACATAAATAATAAAAATCTGTTTCTGATGAAGGAGTTACTTCAATGTATCTCGTGGTTGCAGCATTGAAGGTTGTAGTATTTGTGTAATTTGTCTGATTACTAGAACCATCCAAATAATAAGTTACACCTGATGAAATTATCCCTGATGTGTTTTGTGTAGTTGAAAAAATTAAAGGGTGGTTATCATTAGAAGCATCGCTTTGATCAAATCGTAAAGTTGCTCCATTAACCCAATTTACAGTTCCAGGACCTGTAGAATTTCTTGCACCATCTAGATAAAAGACGTTGCCTGTACCACCACCATAAAGGTTACCCGACGCTACGGTAACTGTGTAAGTTAATTCTGCCATAGCATCGGGCTCCTAAGTTATGCGATTCTTAATATAGCGGCGCTCGATGTAAAGTTTGGAAATTGAATTGTAAAAGTTCCAGAAGTTGCAGTTTTATCAGCACCAAAATCTAAAACACAAACTGCTTTGTTAGCTTCAGTTGAGTTATAGATTAAAGCACCTCTCGCAGTAAGTGTTACTCCTGTGAAAGATAAATCTGCAAAGTCTACGATCGCGACTCCGCCTGTTGCTAATGAAGTTTGTTGTGATGCTAAAGTTCCACCTTTTGCAGCATACTGTCCAGAAGCCGAAACTTCATTACCTGTAGTGTAAGAAGTAGTTGCTGAACTTAATGTTGCTTGTGATGTGTATAATGCTAGTTTAAATACATCGCCACCATTTTCTAAATCATGAACTCCTTCTAGAAGTTCTTTTTTAAATGAATTGGCTACTGCTTGTGTAATTGCCATAGTGTTTTCTCCTTAATAAATCTTTTAGTTATTAGGCGAAGGTGAAGGTATTTTTACCCTTGGCACCCCGTCCGTATACTCATCTCTACGTCTTCTGCCCATTTGCTCCAACGCAAAACTTTGTATAGATACATTATACTTGTCTGAATAGATTTTGTACATATCCATAGGACCTTTTAAAAACTCATAAGCTTGAACCATTACTGCGTTAAATAATAGGTCAGGAGCATTTTTTGACACATAAGTTTCTGTATTTGTAGATGATAATGCATCTGGTGAGTATATATAACTTAATTGAACCTGATATTGAGCATCGGGAGTAGGAGCCATAATTACGGTATCTTCCTTCCAATTAGCATAATATTTTGGAACTCCTGTTGATCCAGTTGAATTAAATTCAAAAATAAAACTCGTATCTCTTTTGTCTAAATATTCTTTAGTTGTTGGTGTTTGTGTAGAATCAAATACCAACATTGATCTTACTATGATGGATGTTCTCGTAGATGAAGTTGCTGGAGAACTTGGTAAAAGTAGGTAAGGTGAACCGATATTTAAGTTAGCAGTAGCATACTGTCTTGTATAATCAGCATCAACTTCTCTAAAAATACGAAGCTCAGCATCTCTAATCATAGACTGTAAGATTGAATCACTTAAAACAGAACTACCAACTTCTGTGTAATCTCTAACTTTTTGTAATAATTCTGCGTACGTCATGATATACTGATTGTAACACTCCCTACTGAAGAATCTACCTGTCTCTTTTTATTTTCTTCTAATGGATCTTCAGATGGTTGCATACCATTAGATGTAAATTGACCTGGCCAATATTGTGGGTCTAAATAAACTGTTACAGGCGCAGGTCTTTGCGGTCTAGCATTCCATAATGCAACAGGATCCGCCGTATGAGGTTTTGGATCTAGTTGAGGATGCTTTGCTTCAAATTCAGACGTATGTACCCATGAACCATTCCATTCTTTAACCATTTCTCTATATGGAAAAGCTTGTCCTGATCTATCGGATATTGATTGTGAATATTTACCCTTAGCGTAAGCCATTATGATCCTTGTGGGTAGTAAACATTAGGAGAAATATAAACAGATGTTCTTTGTCCATCTTCTTCTAATGCTCTTTTTAATTCATCTTCATATAATAATTTTAGTGCTTGTATTCTATCAGGTGCAATTTTTTGTGATAAATAAAAAGCTAATCCTGATACCATGCATGGAAAAAATCTAAAAGGCATATCAGCTGTATTTGTATATGCACCTACATCTTCAATTCTTGCAAGATAATAATAGAATATATTAGTCACTGCGCTCGTATCAGGAGCCAGATATAAACTAATAGTTGGTGTTAGTTGTCTATCAACATAATATTGCGAAGGTGTTCCCGTAGCAGTTTTATTTGGTATTGCTATATATTCTGATCTAGAAACTTTTGTTAAAGTTTGTTGATTACCACCTGAAACAGTTACAACAGCTTCAAGTACATCATTACAATCACTTGGTGCATTGTAAGTAACTTGACCGTTTACTAATGTTTCTGTTTTTGATTTTACTTTCCAGAGATTAATTCCTCTGTTGCCCCATTCAGAAAATAAAAGATTTAAACTTCTTCTAGCCGATTTAATATCATTACCAGAATTAGTTCTTACACCGCATCTTTCGTAAGCTTCTTCAATAACCTCATCAATTGATGGATTAAAACTTGTAGTTCCTGAACTAGCCATTTCATCCTATGCTTTTTTCATCATTTTGCCATACTTGGCTTTGCCAATTTGGCCTGTCATTTTATAATTTTTATGACCACCGCCTGCTGCCATTCCACCCGACATTTTTTTCATCATCTTAAAATCTTCAGCATCGATTCTGCCATTATTATTTTTATCTAACTTTTTTTGATTACCTTTAAGTGCCATTACTTTACTCCTTCAAATTTTCCTCCCTTGATAGCGATACCCATACCACCACAAGATAGTTTTTGTATTTTTGGTTTTTGTTTTTGTTTTTCCTTATCCTCTTTGACAGACTCTGTAGCCTTTCTAAGAGCTTCTAAGTATTTTTTATATTCTGTTGCTTCTTCCATTATAAATCTATCATACCACCATAATATAGTTTAGTAAATGTACCCTTTGATGCGTAGGTCTTAACATTTGTAG